AGCTTCCATTAGAAAAAACACTGCTGATTGAGTCACCATCTGTATCCAATAAGGTCACACCGCCAATATAAAAATTGCTATTGCCGGGAGTAACAATAAGAGCGTCAGTAGCATCCGCAGCACCGCCAGCATAAACAAATCTAAACACAGATCCGGCAATTGGAGCTGGCAATGTATAAGTATTGTCTTGACCGCCATCTGGAACAAACAGAATTCTGCCGCTATGAGTTGCGTTAGTAAGGGTTACGTCTCCATCGGAAAGGCTAACAGGCCCGTCACCAAGAGTTGCAATTTCAGTAATAGCACCAGTGCTAGTGTTTTTGCTTACGGTCTTGAAGGTGCTTTCAGATCTTACAGCACCTGTAAAAGTAGTATTAGCCATGTATTGTCTCCTGTCTTGGCTAGTGTCTGTTGATTATACAACAGTCAGGTAACAAGGGGGAGACAAGCTCCCCCCATATTTTTAAGACGATCCGGGTGATCCAAAGATTCCCAATGGGTCAGATACGCCGAAACTATAACGCTCTCGCGCCTTGTATCGAACATTACCTGTATCGAAATCACCGTCCATCGAATTTTCCAAAGCAGCACGTTCAAAGTGCTTCATGCCGTTAGGTACGTCTGTAATCAGATACCATGAGTTAGTGTCTGTCAAATAGTGATTGACAGAATAACCTTCTGGAATTGTACCGTTAGTACGGATTGCGTTGATGTCGTTATCCGCAGTCGCAGGTCTTCCCTCTGACTGTAGAATACGAGTTGCCACAAACATATTGTTAGGTGGAACAATCAACTTTCTAGGACGAGCTGCGATCAATAGACCACGCTCATCAGTCCATCCAGCAATCTGAATAACCGCTGCTTCAAGTGACGTTTCATTCAAATCAGTTCCAGTAGCAGGACGATTGTCGTTCTTACCACCGTCAACTGTTGGGTGACCGTCACCACCAGTAACACCATCACCAGATGCAGTGAATAGGTTTACCCCGTCACCAGACTGAAATGAATTAGTGAAACCGTTGTTAAGAGGATTAGCAGCTTTGACTTGCTTAGTGTAAGCCATAGCTCTTGCCAATGCCTTGGTATAACGAGCAGACAGTGAGTCATAGAGGTTGTCCTCCATAGCTTCTTCTGTAATTGCGAAACCCATCGCAACTGTCTCGTGGTTATACCTAGCAGTGAAAGACTCTTGCGCAGTATCATAGCTGATAGCTGAACCTTCGTCCTTAACTGGGGCCGCAGCAAATCCACTCAACTTAACCTCTTCCTCGAAAGAACGATCTGAAGATTCAGTCTCATAAATTTCTGCGTGTTCGTCTTCGTACTTATTGTACTCCAAGCCAAAAAGGGCATTAAGTCCCGGCAGGAGTTCCTTAAGCATTTGCGCTCTTGAAATAGCCATTCTTTAATCTCCTTTAAACGCCAGTAGTATTAACGTACTGGTGACCAACATTGAACTTCATAATGACATCTGTATAGGTGTCATTGATTGCACTATTTGGCCCTGTCCAAAAATCGTAGATTCTTAGCGGTAGCGTGTTAGTAGTTGCTACGGTGCTTCCGTCTACTGCATTTTTGCTTCGACCAATAGATGTTGATCCCGCTGTTTGTACAACAGCAAAGTTTGCGCCAATAGCTGTTTGAGCAATTGCTGCATCACTTTGCATTAAAAATACAACGTTGGGGTCAGTAATAACATATGCCTCTGCATCGCTAGCAACCGTTGAAGCGGGCCACTGTTGATTAAAAGTCATTTGATTTGTGCTTGGGTCTGTGTATTTACATCCCAAGAATATACCGATTGGAGTTAAAGATGTTGTGCCAGTATCCTTTTCAACAGTACCAGCAGAAACTAACTTAACAAAATCGCCATAAAATATGCCAGTAGCATAACCACTAGCTATCTTAATGTGCTGAACCTTGCCATTAAACGAGCCACTAGCGCTCGTAGTATTGACAGGTCTTGCACCCGATGGGGCTGCTGTAGTAGCCATTATGTGTTACCTCGTCTAAACAAATATATGTGATTCCTAAGAACCACGCCCAAACGTGACACGAGTTTTACGATCAGGCTTTAATAAAGGCATCCTTGGATCGTTTTCTTTCATGTACGAATTATCAACACTCTGCATTTGTTGAGCAGCTACATTCTCGTAATAACGCTGACGAGCTTCCGCAACTTCATTTGGAGCTTTACACAATAGCAATCCTCCGATCTCGACACATCCGGGGAATCGTGAATCATGGTCTGGAATGATTTCCAACTCTGGATGGTCTTCTATCTTGCAAGGCTCCCAACCTTCTCTAAAACGCTGTGACACATTAGTCGCATCGCTTTGCCCCGTCATAGAGGTTCGGATATACCGAAACACCCATCCGGGTTGAGGTGTTGGGTCTGGCAATATAGGTGGAGGTGACCACTGTTGTTCTCGCGCTGTATTATTGCGCGACTCTAAATCCCTTGGCTTTCTGTCTTGAGATTCCTCTCCGACTAAAACATCTTCTTCCATCAAACATTCTCCTTATTCAACTGTGCTGCATATTGTTCGTTAGTAATCCCTAATCGCTTTGCCAATCTAACTTGCGTTTCGTTTAGCCTAACTTTTCGAGACTTCTTACCCGCTCTTCCAGCGGGAGCAACAACCGCAGAAGTTTTTCGTTGTGTTGTTTCAGACTGCTCTTCTTCAACATTAAATGCTCTTGGAAAACTTTCTCGGAGCGTTTTGTCAATCGCAGAAAAATACTCTGGTGAGTTTCTTACTACGCCACGGTTACTTAACATTTCGTCTAAACCGTAGGCAAAGCCTGTTAAAGCTTCGTTTCCGGGCGCTCCAAACCAAGGGTTTTTTTGCAACCACGAAACCAAATTCGGGTCCATAGGTTGCTGTTGCGGCGCTGTCGCCGTTTGTTGTTGAGGTATCTGCTGTTCAGGTACACTCGGCTCTGGATTCATTTGAGGCTGATAGTTTTGTATATACGTTCTATCTGCCTGTATTTTTGACAACTGCTCTTGTGCGGCAACCATTGCATCCGTATCGCCCTCTTCATGGGCCTTCTTGTATGCTTGCTTTGCTGCCTCTAACTCAGCCTCTGTGCGAGTCTGAACGCTTTGTAACAACGCTTGCTCGCTTCTTCCAACCAATCCTTGAAGATGATCGTTCTGCTGCTTTTGTTGTTGAGCAAATTGAATGGCTTCATCACGCATACGCTGGGCTTCTTCTTTCTCCCTGCGCTGCTGATGATATTCGTATTTAAGACGATTCGTTCTTTTCTTAACGTCTTCGTCCATATTATCTATTTCTTCATCAAGACGGAAAGGCTCTGCTTGAGGTCTTACCTCTCTCTGATCTTCTATGGGTCGATCATCAACAATCTCAACTTCTATATCCTCAATCTCTTGAGGGTTAAGATCTAGTTCCGCTTGAGTTTCTTGTGGTTCAGGAAATGCTGGTTCAGACACGACTTATCCCCCTTGGATCTTCGACAACAGCTTCCACTGTGTCATCATTGATAAGTCTAAACTCTTTGCCATGTATGCTAATCCTTGTTCCGCTGTATGCACGCATGATTATAAAGTCGCCCTCTTTGCACCAAGGCCCGCTAGGAAATCGCTTTTTATCCTGATAACAGTCTGGCCCCAACTTAAGCACAAACCCAACAATCGTGGCTGTTTCCTCGATTTCGATAGTTTGTCTTGCCTTAAGTATCCCGCCATCCGTTTTCTCTTCGCTTTCAGGTATACCAATTAAAATATGATACCCTGATGGTTCTGGTAGTTGTTTCGCCTTCTCTGCATCAGACGCTTCTTCCACCGCTTGTATTGTAGTTTCTGCTACTACGTCCATTTCGTTTACCCTTAATATACCGCTTAAAAGGAAGCGGTTAACCTTCGTACCCTGTGGTACTAAATTTCAGTAAACATTTTTTCGCTGACTTCCGTGATTTCACGTTTAGCCATCTGTAATCCTTCGATCTGCCCCCTTACTACTTTGTATTGTTCCATTGACTCAATACTTCCTGCAATTAAGGTTTCCTTTAGGTGACCTTCTGCCTCGTTTAAACGCGACAATATCAAATCTATAAACTGTGGGTCAACAAAATCTGCCATTATCTTGTCGGCTTATTAGGGTTAGTAATCTGTTCAGCTATCTTCATGCCAATCTGTGCGCCCGCTTTACGCTCTTCTGAAGACAATCTTTCCGAGTCAACCGTATTTCGTAATAAAGAATCAGCAATACGAGCGCCTATCTCTACGCCTCTTGCTCTTTGATTTTCACTAAGTTCTTTATCGTCAGCCATTCGATCTAACGCATCCTCCATTGCCTTAGCTCCAAGTTTAACTCCTGTTAACTTTTCGTTGGCATCTAGCTTGCGTCTTTCAATTTCATCACGCATTTCTGCTTTACGCATATCTGCTTCAATCTTGCGTTGCTCATTAGCAGTACGCTCTGCTTCGTTCTGCGCCTTGGCAATCGCTGACTGTTCGCTAATCTCAAGTTCTTTCTGCTTAAGCTGCAAGATCGGATCGGCTGCTTGCTCTGCTGCCTGTTGCTGCTGAACTTCCATCTGATCTTTCTGTAACAACTGAGCTGCTGCTTCTGCAACCAGTGAGGCAAGTTTTGCTTCGACCTCTGGTGGCAACTCCATGTCCTCTGGAGGAAGCTCCATGCCAAGCTCTCTTTGTATTTCTTGCCTGTACTGAAATGCTAAATGCTCTGCGATGTGCGCAGACATCTGTGCTTGCAGCGCCTCTTGATTTGGTGCTTGACCAAGCAGCTCTAACAGCTTGGGGTCTTGCATCATAGACATATGCGTTTGTATGTGGGCCTGATGATCCTGATAAGAGAACGCCTTCATAGGCTCTCCATTGATCAAGTCCATATTTTCTGTCACTGGATCTTTTGGTTCCAGATCATCTTTGTCAGGTACTATATTCTCAGGATCTCTTATGCCCAGCGCCTCCAGCATCTGACGGTGCAACACGGGGAGATCGTATAGTTGCGGAGCCTGTTGAGATAACTGGAGGGCTGACTGATACTGCATAATCCTTTGCGACATTGTTGCTGCATTAGGATTAGATACAGGTATTACATCAACACGACCATCGAAGTCTTTAGTAATATCATCACGCTCACCATACGGCTGGTACGGATATTCCGTAGGGCCGAAGTCTTCAATAATCGTGACTAATAGTTTTAATTCATCTTTCATTGCCGCATGAAGTCTGGCTTGTATTGCCGACATAACTTTCATGTTGCGTTCAATTAATGCAAGCGTTGTACCCACTGGAGCCTGATTAGACATATCCGCAGCTTTAATATCTGCCATAGATGCGAATCGTCTGGACTCTTCAGTAATTGTATTAAGGAGCTGATACAGCGTGCCGCTTGGTTCTTTGTAAGGCAGGAACGATATGTTCTCTTTAATCGTGCCACCGGGGACATCTACATCCCTGAATTCGCCGGGCATTATTGGCGTATCGTCAGCTTTAATTCTCATGCCTCTTGCCTTAAGCCCGCCCGGAAGGTTAGACAAGGTTCCTGCATCTACCAACTGCCGTAGTATAGATGTGGCTGATTTAACGAGACCGCCAATTAAATGAACCAGCCCTAGGCCATAAAAGCCAAGACCGGGGATATATTCATAATGCACAAAATGATCTCTACGCATTTTATGTGGATCATCTTCATAATAGTTTCTTCTTATCGACAATATGGTAGACGAGCCTTTGTCGATAGTAACGACATAAGGAACCGCAATGCCTGTTGCCTCTCCATCCTGTTCATCTGGGAATTCTTCAAGATCCAACTCGACCTGAACTTCCAGCAAGGTATGAACGCTTTCACCAG